GTGCCTGAAAAAATAAAGGCGAAATATGACGAAAGTGTGGCAAATCTGAAAGCACGTTATGAGAGCAATGGTGAAGTTGTTCCTCAGGGTAAACTCGATTCATTAATGCGAAAGTACGAAAAGGAATTACGGAAAGAACAGTCCAGACTTTCAAAATCAAGAGCAAATGATCTCAGAGACATAACAGCATTACGCGATCGTCTTGTTGGTACATATGGTATGCCTGATGATCCGTCTTCGTTTTTTGTTCGTGCTGGCGCTTTTCTGCGGGATGTGAACTTCACGACCAAACTCGGTGGAATGACAGTATCAGCTATTCCAGATCTGGCCAGAGGGGTTATGGTTAATGGTTTCCGTAACACCATGAAAGGCTATGCTTCTCAGATATCCCAATCACCGGCATTTAAGGCCAGCAAAGAAGAGATGTTGAAGATGGGGATTGGATTGGAAGCTGTACTACATTCACGTTCTCGTGCAATTGGTGATCTTGTTGACAGTTCTTCCAGGACAACAGCAGTCGAAGCAGGAATGGAGCGAATTACTGATGCCTTCGGCAAGCTGACACTCATGGATCGATTTAATGACATAAACAAATCCATGAACGGAATGCTCACGTCAGACGGTATTTTGTCTGGTGCGTTTTCTGCACGTCGCATGGCAAAACTCGGTATCAACGACAATATGGCTGCGCGTATTCGCAGTGAGTTCGAGAAACATGGTGAGGTAATTGATGGATGGCACATTGGTAACTTTGATAAATGGGACGATCAGTACGTTGCCGGAGTATTCCAGTCAGCGGTTCTGAAAGACGTTAATAACACTATCATCACCCCCGGTATTGGTGACACACCTTTATGGGCGAGTACTCCAATGGGGCGAACGATATTTCAGTTTAAATCATTCACAACGGCTTCATACAACCGTGCGCTACTTGGTGGGTTACAGGAAGGAACTGCGCAATTTTATTATGGCACTGCATTTCAGATTGCTCTTGGCTCACTGGTCTATGCGCTAAAAGAAGCATCGAAAGGGAAAAATGTTGACTGGTCACCAGAGAAGCTGGTGCTTGAGGGTATAGATAGATCCGGTATTCTTGGGCCATTGATGGAATATAACAACATGGCTGAAAAGGCTACTGGTGGTGCTGTTGGGCTGGGGGCTTTATTTGGCACTGGCACACAGTCTAGGTATGCCAGTCGTGGATTCGTAGGATCTCTATTCGGACCGTCATTTGGTCTTGCGGATAGCATCATTGATGTGACCGCAGGAGTGTTGAATGGTGATGCCGGTGATCGTATTGTGCATAATGTCCGAACCCTGATACCCGGCAATAACCTGTTCTGGATTGCGCCACTAATAAACCAGGTGGATCCGGTGATGAAGTAATTTTATAGAGGTGCTTATATGGATATTAAAGAGTTTAGTGAGTTAGAGAGACGCTATGAGCAAGCTAAAACGAACCGAGCTATAGGGGCATTTATTGGCGGCGGTGGGGTATTTGCTCTGTTAGCCGATTTTTTATGGGATGTTGCGAACCCAATATCAATAGGGGTATTAATAGGCGGCGGACTTGTTTTTTTTGCTGTATGCCACGAACAGGTTCGAAGTTCATTAAGAAAGTTGGATGAAGAATGTTATTTGAAGTATGGCAAGTCTTACTCTCAATCATTCCATGAAATTTTTAAAGACAAATATAATTAGTTAGTGGCGGGAGAAATAGGACACACGGAAATAAGTTACCGTCATAATCAACCGTGTCGATATCGATACGGTTGATGTTTCAATACTTTCGCGGATTTCAGGGCGGACTTTGTTAGGGCTGATGCTGTTCAACCAAGCTGCCAATTTTCGTAAAGCCATACAAATCATGGCTTGCACCCCACCGGCAGAAGGTATGGTGATTTCCACCATACCCTTCGAGAAGCGTTGAGAAATCTTCTTATGTTGAGATTTCCAGTCTAGCCCCATTCCCTCAACGATAGGTTTCATTGGGGTATACGGTTCGCCGTTGTGATTGACAACATAAAGCTCTGCGCCGTGGAATGGCACGTTGATAATAGTGACAAATTTGAAACATCGCTGGTTGTAAGCCAGCAGATGCTCGTTATTTTACGTCGCGGCACAATTTCTCGCTGCTGGCTCTTTTATACGCATTAACCAAATATGGTTGATTTTAATATTTCTTAGCGCTTATCATTACCTTTGCGGTAAATTTACATCGCACTCCTCTTGTGCCATAGTAATCATGCACTGGCAAAATCCAGTGCCGGGATTGGTCTCCCGGATTACTAAGTGGCGCATACCACGCCAGACGTGGTTTTTTTATGCGTATAGCACAGTCATGCCAGAATTATGGTGGGCTGAATGGGGGTCCGAAAGGACGCCGGTACCACTTAGGCCGGTAAGACCAACTCCGTTCAGTTCACCACCATCTGATTGGTCTCAGCGGTGGTGATGTAATTCGCTAAGTGGAGACGCCATCATGAACGCTCAACTCATCCCCGTATTCAACGGCACTATATCTAACGAAACAGCCCTACTTTGTAATGCCCGCGATCTGCACGCTTTTTTAGGTGTTAAAAAGGTGTTTGCAGCATGGATTACAAATCGCATATCAGAATACGAATTCATTGAAAATCAAGACTATATTTTGCTTTCCAATTTGGGAAAGCAAACATCTGGTAGAGGCGGCCACAACCGCAAAGAGTACCACCTCACCCTTGATACAGCCAAAGAGCTGGCGATGGTCGAGCGTAACGAAAAAGGTCGTCAGGTACGACGCTACTTCATTGAATGCGAGAAACGTTTAAGACAACAAGAAACAAAAGTGGAGAAGGTCTTGTCAGGCTTCATGCCCGCCATTATGGAGGCGATCAAGCTGGAAGACAAAAAAGAATACAGCGCCCCACTGAAGCCCGGCTACCGCAGTTTGATTCACTCGCCGTCTGGTGTTCTCGGCCTGACGGAGAACTCACTGCTGATGAATCTGCTGAACCAGTTACAGGAAGACGGGCACGACGTATCGGGCGCGGCGGCGGAGCTGACCACCATGTTCTGCTACATCGTCGGTGTGAGCAAATGCCTGCGTGATATCCAGACGCACGCGGAGTACATCAACGACAAGGCTGGGTTCTTCTGACGGGCGGCGGCACAGGGACGTGCAAAACGAAACTAGCGTGACATGTCACAGGCCGCTTTCGCGGCCTTGTTTTTAACGAATGCCACCGCCGCCCGGGCGGGAATCCGCAGAACGCCCACCGCAGCGGGAGCCGTCAGCGGCAGTATCGCTGTCGTGCTGACAACGACCGGCAAAGGCCTGAGTTGAAGCTACCAGAGACAACAAAACGAACAGTGCAGCAAATGCTTTTTTCATTGTGAAATTTCCATCTATAAGCCACCTCAATGTGGCGTCAATGAGTGTAGCACTGACTTTTGTTTCGTCCACAAAAAAGCCCGCGCTGCGGGCTATTCCTTCCATTTATCAGAAAAAAGATCTTCTTCTAAAGGCATTGGTTCTGTTTTTGTTTTCTCAAAGAATTGATAACTGATAGTGATTGCTTCCTCTTTAAACTCTTCTTGCTCAGTTATGTTGTGAGCATCTGCGTCAACAAAAAACATAACCAGCGCATCACGATTGTGATTTACCGAATAAACTAAAAAGCAATCACTTGTTGGTATGCATTTTACTTGTACAGACGCTATATTTTTCCATGCATCCCAAGATGATTTTTTACCAGTGTGTTTTTTATCACTATCTTCTGGAATATAGTCTTGGTTATCGACATGAGTATGCCTGACATTTAGTTTAAGCATTTCTGTCGGACGAGCAAATGCAGCATCTTTACCAAGAGATGGATGGTATCCCGTTTTCCAATACTGGGTAAAGGCATCAGATACTTTCTTCAGCTCAAGATCAGATGCACAAAGGGCCGAGAAATTTTGCGTATGCAACACTCGACCCTTATATCTGACAACTTGATTTTTATCATTCTGCGACGCAGACGAACTCATAATTTTCCTTATTGTTACGAGAATCAAAGAAAGCGCGGGATACGCGACTTGCGTGATCTTTTGTCATAGTAACTTTTACGTACTCTACGCTTCCATTGAAAGAACGTCTTGCGGCAGCTTGCGCTCTACGCATCTGCAATTTTTCGTTTCGCATGACATTACCTCATATCTCATAAGTTCATTACACGGATTAATAAAAATGAAACCAATCCGTTTACCCTTGAGGTAATAGTACGCTATTCACCCACAGTCTGCAATCTGTACAGAATTATTTAAAGGCACATCCCTGTGCCGCCGCCCGTCAGAAGAACCCAGCCTTGTCGTTGATGTACTCCGCGTGCGTCTGGATATCACGCAGGCATTTGCTCACACCGACGATGTAGCAGAACATGGTGGTCAGCTCCGCCGCCGCGCCCGATACGTCGTGCCCGTCTTCCTGTAACTGGTTCAGCAGATTCATCAGCAGTGAGTTCTCCGTCAGGCCGAGAACACCAGACGGCGAGTGAATCAGGCTGCGGTAGCCTGGCTTCAGCGGGGCGCTGTAGGTTTTGTTCTCTATCTTCATCGCCTTTATCACTGCTGACGCCGTGGCGTTGGCTACCTGGTCGGCAACCATCTTTATGCGTTCTTCCTGCGGGAGCGAGTTTTTAATGTAACTTCCGGTGCGGCGGATCTGAGGAAGAACCTCACCTGTAACCCATTTACGAAAGCGGTAGGGGATAGTGCCTGGTGTCACTGCGTCGCGGCAGCGGAGGATCAGTGTGTAGAGGCCTGACTCGTTGATAATATTGGTTTCGCCTTGACGGCCTAAGTTAAATTTAGCCCTTTCATCATCATCAAGAGATTTTATTGACATAGTGGGGTTTGTCAGTTGAAGAGCTTTAATAACGTCTTTGGCAACAAACCAAGGATTTCCATCAATAACAATGGCTCGAATGGTTGCTTCTGATTCAAAATGAAAAACAGATGGGGTTACGTTAGCAGTCATAGTGATCACCTTTGTAGTTAGGTTAATCACCACTACCGACGCCAATCGGTTGGTGGTGAACTGTGCAGAGTTGGCGTAACCGGCTACAAAGGACCCGGCGCACCTTTCGGTGCCCCCACACAGCCCACCATAGAATAGGTGCGTTTTACACATAAAAAAACCGCTTATGCGGCATATGTGCCTCTGTAGTAATCCGGGACGCCAATCCCGGCACTGGATTTTGCCAGTGCCCGATTACTATGGCACAAGAGGAGTGCGATGTAAATTTACCGCAAAGGTAAATATAAGCACTCCACTTGGTAATTGCAAACCTTATCTGGTTTGTTTTCGTAATTGTTCGGCACAATAGTCGAGATGTGTTTGCAGATCCCGCATAGACATCTGTGAGCTGGTGACGTAGTTAATCAGTGCAGTCAGTTCGGCAAGTGGGCCATCGACATTAAATCCATCCTTATCGAGATCCCGGAGTAATTTCATCAAGTGCGATCCCTCCACCAGTGACCTGACGCCTCCCGGCGTGTGAATCCTTTCGGTAAATCCGTCTTCCAGTGGATAGTGATACTGCTGCATCTTATCTTCTCCATGCAATAACTGTATAAATATACAGTATCAAATAATTTGTTTGCTATCCAGCACGTTTTGCGAATCACCTGAAAGGTAATATCTGTTCGTATTTATGGGTTATATATCCATATGTGGTTTTTCAGGTAATAGAATAACCGGATATGCGGCGCAACGGGTGCTGCGACTATCCGGAGATTTAACATGACGGTCTCAACCGAAGTTGACCACAACGAATACACCGGTAACGGTGTTACAACGACATTCCCTTATACCTTCAGGATTTTCCAGAAATCTGATTTAGTAGTGCAGGTTGTTGACCTGAACGAGAACATCACAGAGCTGATTCTTGACACTGATTACATAGTTACTGGGGCTGGAGGATACAATGGTGGCAATATAATTCTGTCGAAGGCATTGGTTAGCGGTTATCAGATTTCTATATCACGAGAGCTCCCGGTTACGCAGGAAACTGATTTGCGTAATCAGGGTAAGTTCTTTGCAGAAGTGCATGAGGATGCTTTTGATAAGCTAACGATGCTGATCCAGCAGGTTCGAAGTTGGTTTAGCTTGGCGCTGCGTAAGCCGTCATTCGTGGCAAATTATTATGATGCGCTTAACAATTACATCAGAAACTTACGCGATCCTTCAACCCCCCAAGATGCAGCCACTAAAAATTATGTTGATACGCTTAACAACGTTAACTTCAACCGCACGCTACGGGTTCCGGAGAGTTATGTAGGCCCAGTTCCTGGCGTGTCGATGCGAGCAAATCAGCTATTGGCTTTCGATTCATCAGGAAATCCAATTACTGTTGTTCCACAAAGCGGTAGCGCCTCTGACGTACTGATAACCCTGGCTCAGCCTGATGGAGTCAAAAGGGTAGGTAACGCAGTCGACAAGCGCGGCGACACAATGACAGGCGGTTTACGCATCTCAACCACGTACGGAAATCTTATAGTTGGCGACCAGCCAGTCGGCGTGGCTGGCGCTACATGGCCGTCGCCTGATTCGCTAAGAGACGCCATAAACGTGGCTCGTCGTATCGATAACGCGCCAACGAACTGCCACGCCTTCGCAGATAAGACAGTTATTAATCAGGCCTCCGACTATGGCGGATATGGAGCTTTTGATTCAACGCTAATCATAACTGGCGGCCACGCTCAAAATCACGCTTTCAGCTTTCAAGATCGTATTAATTACGCCGGAAGCGGAACTCTGGAAAACATGCAGGGATTTTATTCATCCCCATCACATAATGGAACCGGGACGATACTCGACCGCAGAGGGGTATATATCAATGATGTTTTGCTTGGAAGTACTGGCATTGTAGGTGAACAAAGCGGCGTTTATATTGAGCATTTAAAAGCGGCTCGGGGAGCGAACGTAGCTATAAATGTCCGACAGATGAATGGCTATGGCTATTATGCTCCGAACCTTGGCAAGATGTTCCAGAATGGCGCTGCAGGATTTGGCATAGATCCGTCGCAATTAACTTACGCCATAAGCTGGCGCGGCGGGGCGACCGGTAACTTTCACGGCTTTGTGACAACTGATGTAAACGGGACTTATTTAGGTACAACAGGCGACACTAGTTTAAAATTTGTATCCGGAAATGAGGTGCGTCTCCAGATTAAGCCTGCCGCAGTCTCCCAGCGCGCGTTAACCCCTGGTAATGATAACTCAACACCTTTGGGTGATATCGTAAACCGCTGGAGCACCGTTTTTGCAGGCACTGGTTCAATTAATACTTCAGACGGCCGTGAAAAATCACAGCCGATTAAAGTATCAGAGCTATCGAAATTCATGGCTGTTGATGAAAATGCAATACTTGACGCGTGGGGGGAAGTTTCAATAATCGCTTTTCAGTGGCTGAATTCTATTAAAGAAAAGGGGCAGGCTGGCGCACGTTGGCATTTTGGCGTTATTGCACAACAGGTTAAAGAGGCATTCGAGTCGAAAGGAATCGACGGGACTCGATTTGGCCTGCTCTGTTACGATGAATGGCAAGACCAGTACGAGATTATCCCTGAGGAAGTGGTTGAGCATCCTGCCGAGTATTCTTCTATTTTGGATGTATCAATGCAGCAAATCGTCAAGAAAGAAGCCTGGACAGAGATTGTAAAGCCTGAGGGCAGGCTGCTGGTTACGCCAGCGGGAAACCGATGGGGCATTCGTGCTGATCAATGTCTCTGGCTGGAAGCTGCATATCAGCGGAGAGAGCGGCAGAAACTGGAAGCCAGAATTAGCAAGCTTGAGAATTTATTTTCCAATAAATAGCTATTGCTTGTGCTTCCAGTGGGAATATTCATCCCATAGCCATATCGCTATCATTGCGATATCAACACCAACAAAAACTTTCGCAGAGGAAATGCCTGTTATTAGCATTAACAGGCATGCAATCCCCATCGCCATGATAAACCAGTGCCCAAATTTAGTTATTGTGTTCATGCGATTCCCACTCTTTAACATCCGAAAGGGAAACCTATATAAATTAACATTCAACAGTAAGAGTTTTACCTATAAGGTAACTTTGTTCGGGCTAATCTTAGGTTAATTATCCGTTTACGGTTTATTGTGTATGATATACCCACTCAACTAAGGGGGTGTCATGAACAGTAAACGGTGGTTGCAATGTCTGCTGGTCTAACAAGTGAATCATTAAATCAGTGGCTTAGCGTTAGTTCTCTTGCTGCGGTGATAGCAGGAGTTCCTCCAGAGGTCGCTTTGGGATCTTTGGCTGGTGCGGTAATTTTTGTTACCTCTGCAGTAGAATACCCAATCCGTCGTCGTGTTCTTCTGTCGATGCTCAGCTTTCTCTGCGGCCTTCTTTTCTACAAACCGGCAGCATCAATTCTTATCGGCATAGCTAGCCTGATTCCAACCATCACGCAGGACTCATTCGAGAAAGGGATTGTATTTTCTGCAGGTGCGTTCGTGTCGGCAATTGTCGCTGTTCGTATTGGTATATGGCTCTATCACCGTTCCGATAATCCACGCGAGTTAATTCCGGGGAGAAAAGACGATGGTAACGCATGACCTTTTTTTAATTATCACCAATGCAGTTATTTGTACTGGCATAGCAATTCGCGTTGTCACTTTCCAGCGTAACGGATCTCAACACCGAAGATGGGGTGGGTGGATTGCTTATTTCCTGATTGTTGCTGCGGCCAGTATTCCTGTTCGTGTCGTTTATGCAATCTGGTTACGCACGCCAATGGCTGTGGATTTATCTGAGGTCATTATCAACGCTGTCATGCTTGCTGCGGTTATTAAAACGCGCGGTAACGTTGTGCAGATTTTTAAAATAACGAGGTCTAAACATGGAGATTAAACAATTCCAGCGAGCTGCTGGTATTAGCGAGGCGTTGGCCGCACGCTGGTTCTCGCATATAACTTCTGCGATGAAAGAGTTTGGTATCAGCAAAACCGAAGATCAGGCAATGTTTATTGCTCAGGTCGGGCATGAGTCTGGTGGTTTCACCCGGTTGCAGGAGAATTTCAACTACAGTGTCAGCGGTCTAGCTAACTTCGTTCGGGCTGGGCGTCTCACTCAGGGGCAGGCTAATGCACTGGGTCGCCGTGCTGGTGAACCACCATTGCCACTTGAGCGCCAGCGCGCGATCGCAAATCTGGTATACAGCAAACGCATGGGTAACAATGCTCCCGGCGATGGCTGGAATTACCGTGGGCGCGGGCTTATCCAGATTACCGGTTTGAATAACTATCGTGACTGTGGAAACGGTCTGAAAGTTGACCTGCTGGAGAATCCTGAACTGCTGGCGCAGGACGAATACGCGGCTCGTAGCGCGGCGTGGTTCTTCTCCGGCAAAGGCTGCATGAAGTATACCGGCGATATTGCTCGTGTAACTCTGATTATCAATGGTGGCAGGAACGGCATAGACGACCGGCGAGCGCGATACATCACTGCCAGTAAGGTGCTGACGGTATGATCCTGACATTCGTAAAATCATATTGGAAACAGCTGCTTATCGTGTTGATGCTTGCTGCTCTGTTCATCGTCGGAGTGGTTGCCTGGAATATACACGGCAGCCGCCAGTACGATGCCGGGTATGCGCAGGCGGAAGAAGACCGCAAAGCCGAAGAAGACAAAGTTCGTCAGTACTACGAACAGGAGAAAGTGACCAATGAACGTGAAGCGCAGCAGAGAATCGATCAGGCGCGCAGTGATGCTCTTGATGCTGCCGCTCGCGCTGGCAGGTTGCAGCGACAGCTCGTTGCCATCCGTGAGCAGCTCAGGCAATATAACGCCATTGTCGGCGCTGGGGCGTCAGCCGCAGATACCGGAGTTTTGCTTGCCGACGTGTTCAGCAAATCTCTCGAGAGAAATAGACAACTGGCAGAGTATGCTGACCGGGCAGCCGAAGCCGGAAGAGTCTGCGAAAAACAGTATGACACCCTGACCAGATAGCATGGTATTTTTCATGGTACTGATTTCCGGTGACGGTATATAAAACGGTACGGGAAAAATTGAGCTTTGGAAAAATGTTACCACTCAATTGGTTATGGTATCCGTAAATAATTGAGTGGGAATGATTTTAATCCCTGCACTATGAATGAACAAAACCCTCTGTTATTACAGAGGGTTTTTTATCTTCAAGAATCATAGGCTTGAAGTTACTAACATCGATTAATTAAACCAGCTGTCCGATTTGTTCTCTTCTGCTTTGCCCACGCTTTTCATCAGATCGCGACCGCCTTCAGTCATATTTCTGTTGGCGTCAGCTTCAGATTGCACCACATCGGTTTGCGCAGCTTTGTGCTTCAGTTCCTGATCGATAAATTCGTTTTCTCGCTTAACGCGGGCTTCTTCTTTTGCCAGCGCCAGTTTTTGTTTCTGAATCTCTAAGCTGCGTAGCTCATCTTCATAACTTTGATCGCGTTTTTTGTCCGCAGAGGCTTCGGCGTCCAGTTTATCCTGACGAGCTTTCTTATTTGCCGCTGCCGTTGCCGCTCTTTTGTTAGCGGCGGCCTGGGCATTTGCGCGACGTTGCTTCTCTTGCTGGATTTCCCTGTTGCGCTCCGCGACCCATTCGTCATGCTGCCTTTGCTCTTCATTTTTACCTTGCTGTTCAGCTTCTGCTACAGCAGAGAGTTGATCCTGCAATGATGAGGCGATAGCCGGATAGCTTAAGGAGGCCAAGATGGCGCAAAGAAAAACTTTCTTCATGACTCCTCCTGATTATTAGCTCTTTTCAGGACATTTAGTATTTGGCTGAATACGCGTTTCGTTATACGTTGTGGTAATAACAACGGCTAAACCTGTCGTAAACTGGCACTCTTTACCCACCTGGGTAGAGGTATACACTTTGGTGCCTTCCTTATATGTTAAAGAAACACCTTCCACTAAGGTTTTATCATTCACCATAGAACCCACTGCCGCGCCTACAGCTCCGCCGCCAACTGCCCCTGCCGTCGTTCCGGAATTGCTGCCAGAACCGACGTTGTGGCCGATAACACCGCCAGCGACTGCGCCAATAAGCGCGCCGAAGGCTTGTGCGTTCCGTTTATTTTGGGAGTTGTCTACGGCAACTTTTGCGGGAAGAATGGAAATAATATTAACGGTTTTAGTTTCTTGTTTGGTATTCAGTTGATCGGTTTGATAAACATCGGCGGCATGATCGTCAGCATTTGACTGGCATCCTGCCAGAGTGAATGACGCTAACATTGCCACAGGCAGAAGACATTTTTTAAATTTCAT